TTGTGGCGCAATTATTTGGGGGGTATTATGCGTGTGAATCGGTGGCGGGGGGCGTAGGGGGAGGGGTGTCGTGGGTAGGCCATTTTGCCAAACTTTCTGCCCTTGGCTTTCTTGTTTTAATTCTGCGTTTTCTACCAAGTCCATTTTTTTGACTTGCAACTTGTTGATTATCAGCATTAGTCGCACAACAATTAGTGTCTTTAGTATAGGTTGACAATGTATTTACAGCACTATTTTCCAATGCCTTAACTTCCTTTGCCTCAATCACTTGCGCTTTCTTTTCCGCCCTTCGAGATGCAAGGCCAGCGAGGAGGGAGGCGAATGATCCGTTGACTCCATGAGTCACTGAAGTATCTACGGATAAACGACTTGAGGGAGCAGCATATCCGCAAGTTCGCTCTAAAATCCAAGCCCTAGCTTGCCATGACTTTTCGCCAGCATCGTAGACGGATTTCAACAGAGACATTTCGTAGTTTTTTCGTGCTGTCTCTACTTTCTGACCGAAGCTGGGCTTCCTCTGAATCCATGTTCTAATTGTTGAAGGATTCACGCCAACAAGCCCGCCTGCTTTCTCTATGGTGAATCCGTTCCCGCAGGCTTCTAAAATCTTCTTCTCTATTTCGGGCGAGAAAGCAATCTTTCCGTTCTTGGATTTTTCGGGGAGATTGTCGGGCGGGTTTTCCACGGCCACAATCTACCATAAAAGATTATCAAAAATAATATTTGACACAACCAACCCGCTTGGACTAGGCTACATCTACCAAGGCAAACCGCTAGGCGAGCCAAGGTAAAAATAAAAGAAAGGAAACGCACACACAATGAAACAAGCAAAAACAACTAAAGAACTACTCCGCAAACTCCCCAGCGAATATTCAGAGGCGTTTTATGACAACCTCGCAGAATTTCCGCAGGATGTTCTGTGGGATTTTATCATCGAATTACTTCCGGTTGAGCGTGCGGAAAGAATGCTGGCCGATATTACAAGCCACTGGGAAGAGGATGAGGTTGGGATGCCTTACAAAAAGTTTAAGGCAGGGAAAAGATAAACCAAAAACCAAAAGAAAGGAAACGCACACAATGAGCGCACTATACGGAACACTAAAAGGAGCAAAAGGAATGGCCACACGATGCGGTCACCGAGAATTGACAACCCACGCTGCAAGTTGGGATGGAGCGGTTCGGGTGAGTCTTAACAATAACAAGGAAACTGGATCAACATCCTATGTTGTCGAGCTAGTGCCTTGGCACGGCAACGGAGAATATAGGAAGCTGGCCGAAGGAATTATGGAGAGGCGGAAATGATCTGTTTCTGCATTTACTCCCGAGCCGGCTCCTTCCTCCTTCGCTTCTCATCGCTTGAGCGTGCCGAGGCGTGGAGGAGGGAAAGAGGGGTCGAAAATTACACCATACGAAAGGAGGTTTGGCGATGATCGCAGAAGTCCACGGAGCCGTTTACTTCGCCCACGGCTTAATCTTGGGAGGGATCTTGGTTGCGTTTGCAATGTTTATCGGTCGTAAATAAAAACAATAAAAGAAAGGAAACGCAAAATGAAACATAAGCACATAATCATCATCGGTAGGGCATCGGAGGCTGAGAACGAAGTTGCACACTATCGGAACACAACCGAAAAAGACGCAGTTTCAAAATTCAAAAAACATATCATGGATGTTTATGAATTTAAGGAGGGGGAGCGTGATATCTATCTTGAGGCAGTTATTGCCTCTGATTCGCATCAGAAAGTTTTACAGTATCAACAATAGTCTCCCCTTGTCCTCCCCTTTCAACGGGGGAGGCAAAGGCGAGACCCGATAGGGTCGAACCTAAAAACAATAAAGAAAGGGAACATGATTATGCGCTGGAAGATTCAAACAGAATGCGTTGGAGGATGGGGAGACTTGAAAGACTCGGAAACGCTTGAGGTATGTTTATACGATAAGCACAAAGACGCTGCCGATGAGTGCAAGCTTTTAGGAGGTAGGCGGCAAGGTTTTATCGTAGTGCGGGAGGATGTCGAAGAGACTTTTAATCTTTACTGAATATTGGCGCGCCAAGGTTCCACCCCTTGCCGGTTCACTTAATCCGCCACCCGCCCATAAACGGCAGCGTGGCGATTTGGTTTGACCTATAAACGGTAGCGCAGCAATTAACCAGGAGCATTATGACCAAGGAACAAATCATCAAAGAGTATCTTTCCAGCCTAGGCCGAATGGGCGGGAGCGTTAAGGGGCCACAGAAAGCCCGGAAGTTATCGCGGGAGCATTACGAAAAAGTGTCTCGCATTCAACGGGAGCGTTGGGCCAAGTGGCGGGAGCAGAACAAACGGTAGGCTGGCGACCCTATAAGGGCGGTATAAAGAATGTCCTATAAGGGATATATAAAGAACGGTAGCCTAGCGACCAATAGAGACGCAGCAGGCACGGTTGCCCAAGGATTCAGGGATTTTGCGCTTTATAAGGGGTATCTTGCGTTGGGAGGTATCGGCTACTTGCTTGCCACCAATCCGCGTTTCTAGTGGCATCTCCGCTCGATTAAACGGTATCCTGGTGCCTTGTTTTACCACTTGGAACAACTCCAGTATCTTGGGGTCAGCTTGCTAGGAGGGTTGCTGTCACACCGATGCCTAGCCCTAAAGCTCTTGCGCCGTCCGGGTATGGACTTCTTGATGGTCATCTTGGGATCGCCAAAGCGGATGGTCTTTGACTTGCCGCCAGAACAGGCTCGAACCTTAAACTTCTTTGAACCTCCAGGGGTACGCACCGGCCTATTGCATGGGGATTGTCTCATTGGTTTAATGCTCCTGCCAGTAATTTAATCTTTTCCTGATGAACATCAAGAAACTTTCCAAGGTCTTCCAAGTCGTCTGTCAGGTTGACCATGTTTGCCTCGTAAACCTCGCGGGAGCAGTCGGCTAGGATGTCGCCACAGAGTCGATCCACCTTGCCTATGGTCTGATGCAGGCGGGAGTTCTCTGTCAGGAGAAGCTCGATATACGCCCAGGCTAGGTCAACCCTTGGGCTTTTCACGAAAGCCGCCCTTCTTGGCCTTCATCATGCGCCAAGTGCGGGGACTGATGGTAGATTGGGATTTGGGGCGGGAAGTGCCAGCCTTACGGCGAGCGTTGATGTTGGCATAGAGGCCGGGGCGTTTCATTCCCGCAGTTTAGCACAAGCGGGAGGATCTAAAAAGAGCTACACCAATACGGCTTCTTTAGCCACACATACCTCGCAGCCTATGTCCTCATAGACCCTTACCATCTTACCCCACTTGCTCCAGCAAGTACGGCAATACCCTTCCGGCATGGGCGAAGCACCCATGGGCATAGTCGGCCTAACTTGGGACGTTTGGGATGCCTTTTCGCATATCGGTGTAGCATACCCCCCACCCATACCTACGGTAGTATCATTAGTATAATCTTTATTAAGAGGGGGGACCATGTTGGTTGAACTCAAAATAGGTGTCCCAAACGTCCCAAATAGTGTTTTGTCGCATTTAGAATTGGTATTGTATTCTTCAAGCCGCTTGGCCTTCTCAAGTGATTCAACACACTTTCTGTGAATCCACTCCTTATAGTCCTTTGCCTCCTCCTGCTTTCTCAGCTCCTCCTCCCTTCTGATCCTTTCCCTTTCCAGCCTCTCCCTCTCCTTCCTTGCTGCGACAAGATCCGCATCCCTCTCCCTCACCTCCTGGGCCAGCTTCTCCATATCCATGACGTGCCTGCCTATGAAGGTTGCCTTCTGCTCGGTCTTTCTGGGTATGATAGGGTCTGGCCTGCCTCCGTTGGCTATCCCGACCTTATCCCAGATGATCCTACGGTGGGCGGGATCGCCCGGATATGCGGCGCAGGCGAAGTTTGGCCTGTCCTTGAACACTATAAGGTGCTGACCGCCCTCGTCCCCGCCGTTCTGGGCGCAGGCTGGGCAACGGTACTCGTCACCCTTTGGGGTGGACTTGGTGGGTACGCCGTTGACCCAAGCCACGCCGTGTTTGCCTTGCAGCTTATTAGTATTGAGCATCGGCATAGCCCTCTTCCTCCTGTCCCTGCACCTTGATGTTCCTGAAGCCCTTCTTGGACTTCCTGATGCTGTTGGAGATGTTGCTCTGGCGTAGCTCCAGCATCTTGTCCCGTATCAGGTGGCTCAGGCGGGAACCGGACAGCGGCCTCCAGCCCTTCTCGGCGCAGTAAAGGCCGTATAGCTGGACAAACTCCTCCATTGTCACGTCCGATCCCTTGAACCGCTCGACCCGCTCATGGATGAAGTGGTCAACCGATTCGGATTCGGCAAGGAGGTTATGGATACGCTTGGCCTGGGAGTCTGGCAGGCGGATGTCGCCCGTCTCGTCCACGTCTTTCTGGAGGAGCAGGAAGCCCCGCAAGCCCCATGCAAGAATGGCCGGACCCTCCTCTTCCACCAGCTTCTCCGCAAAGCGGTCGATCTTCTTGGCGGGCGGCGGTTGGTTGAACTCAAGCAAGAGTAGCCTGCGTCGCCAAGCCTCGACGTCCCCGTCCAGGCTGACCCGCAGCTTCTCGTTGGCCGTGATGATGATGTTGTAGTTGCCCACAATATGATAACCATCGTTGATCCCCTTGCCCTCCGCATCCAGCACATCCCCGCCGGTCAATCCCTTGATGACCTTGGCTCCGCCCATTTGCAGGAAGTTCCCCGGCACGTCCACGCCAGACAGGAGCGTCTTGGCGCGGTAGCGGTAAAGCTCAAACTGCTTGTCGAGGTGCTGGGTTCGTAGTTGCGCCATGTTCTCCCTGCCCGACAACTGGTGAACCACGTTATGCAGGGTGGACTTGCCGCCCCCGGCTTGGCCGTACATGACCAAGAACCTCTGGATAATGTTGCGCCCGAACAGGCACATCCCAAGATACTTCTGGAACAGGAGCAGGTCGTCGGGGTCTGGGATGGCTGGCACGGCAAGCTGGGACAGGAACTTCTCTGGCACCAGTTCCAGCCCCTTGAACTCGACGGGGCATTGATTGCGCGAAAAGAAGTCCGGGCTGAACTCATGCTCCTCGATTGCCCCCGCCTCGAACTTGATGAAGCGATTGGAGCAATGCACACCTGGAATGCGGTGAAGCGTGAATGCATCCCGATGCTCGACCTGCCCACGTAGCGTCCTGACAATGCCTGAAAGGGAGTTGTCCGACCTCATGTGTTCGATCTCCGGGCGCATTTGTTCGCGGCTGAACTTGAGGATGTCGCGGCTGATCTCCTGCTTGATCGCGTCCTCCGACTTGACCCGCCAGATCCCGCGCTCGTTCTCGTACTCGTAGAAATCCCGCTCCAGCGGTTCGTACAGTACCCGGTGGTCGTGCTGGTACTTGCCAGCCCAGAAGGGTTGGTTGAGGCTGACGATGAACTCCCGCTGCTTCTTGTCCTTGATGTCCTTCCACGGCTTGCCGAACTCCTCCACCAAATCGTTGTAGGCGTTGTCCACCTTGATCTTCCACGGCAGTTCCAGATGGTCGGGCCAGACTATGTCGGAGAACTTGATCGTGATCGGCTTTTCCACCACCTCCCACTTGTAGTTGCCGCCGGTAGGGTGCCTGCCCCAGATCACCGTCTGCCCGCCGTCACTCCTCCATTCCCCCCAATCGGTGATCTTGGCCAGAGGCGGAAACTCGCCCTCGATCCTGACCCAGAAGTTCCTGCCCCTGGCTCCCTTGGTCTGGAGCGTCTTGGTCAGGGTTGGGTTCAGCTTGGCAAACTCTTCCGCAGACTCGTCGCTGTCGATGTCAATCGAACACAGCCCGCCACCTGCCTTGCCCAGCAACACCCCGATGTTACCCGCCTCAAGTCGGCGTAGGTATTCCGGCTTCCTTGCCGCCGCCAGCGTGGTCTTCTGCCAGCCCGTGTCCATCGGCCTCTTCTCGCCAGTTGGAATGGGCAGGAGGATGCAGTCCTCGCCCAGCCATTTGATTAGATCCATCACCTTTTCCTGTGTCATGCCGCTCCTTCCGTTATTAGTTTTTCTAATACACTTGTTGCCTGCGAGAACGTCCCGCTGGTCAGTGTCCCGATAATCTCATTCTTGTGGCAGTGCTTGGCGTACCAGAAGTCATTTCCATATTCAGGCATTGAAAGGATGTGGTAAACGCCAGCATCGCCAATGTCCAGCAAGACCGGCTGGTTGCACCACAGCACCGACGTGCGCGGCCTCTTCCACCATATCCTGATGGTGTCGTCGCCCACCTGTTTGCTTGGCATATTTTTGCCGATGCAGTCAAAGACCCAGACCATGTTGACGTACCCGGCCTCGCGCTGCTGGATCTCGTCCACGCTGATCGGGCTGTGCTGAAATTCGATGGCGTAGCGGACATCGTTGACATACATCCTTGCGTCCATGCGGTGAGTGATGCCGTCCACCTCAATGATCTTCTCCACATCATCCTTGTGAAAATGCGTCTTCCATCCCCTGTGCCAATCCGTCTCCGGCTCATGCCACGTGTCCGGGTCGGCGGTTTCTCTGGCCCAATGGTGGAACTTGATCGGACCGCACTTGGCGATCAGCACCGTGTCGTCGTAGTCGATGCTTCTTGCGCCCTTGGTCGGGCGGTTGCCATGCTTGTCGTACATCATGGCAATGTCTTAGCTTGAAAGTTCATTTATTAACCAGCACAATGACATCAGGATCGCATGGCGCAAGGATGGTTGGTGTTGGTATTAGGTTTGTTAATTTGAAATATAATGCCCCTTTGTTTCAAATGGCCGAACTTTCGTGGCCAGCCGCATGATCTCCATGCGTACCATTCGGGGCATCGGGTTCATATAAAATTCATGCCGGTGATACAAGCGGGGAACACACACTAGGAGGACACCCGGTCGCAGGATCTCCCTGCGCTCCACTCCGGCATTAAATTATCCCTCCAACTCCATCGCCTTCTTCGCCGCCTCGACAATGTCCAGAGCGGTGATGTTGCGTAGGGCATTGCACCACATCTGGGTTTTAGGAAGCTTGTTGGTAGCATCCTTGCATTTAGCCTGCGGTAGACCCGCATGAGGGCGGCACGGAGCGTGTGGGCAGGTGTCCGGCTTGAAGACCGGAACATTCTTTGGGTAGTAAGTAACCCGATCATCTGGATGGTATGATCCGAAAAGCGACACACAAGGCGTGTCAAAGGCGGCTGCCACATGGTTGACACTGCTGTCCGGTGCCACGACAAAGTCCGCCCCGCTTACGATGGGGAACAGCGAGCGGAACTGCTTGGTCGTGTTAAACAGGTCGATCACGCGAGGGTGATCCACCTTGAAGTTGTTTGAGTTGTCCAGCCCGATGATGACGGCCTTGTGATTTGGGAACGCTTCAAGCAACGCCAAGACCGCATCCTGCCCCATCTTGGGCGGGTAGGTCCGGGTCGGCCCGGAACTGGATACATGGTAAGCAAAGTAGTCACCCTTGATCGGCCACTTGTGCATCTCAATAAGTTCTTTGTGGTCTGGCTCGATCAGATATAGGTGCGGGCGTTTATACTTTGTATCTACATCACCTGCATTCATCCAGGTGTAGATGCGGTCGTAGCAGTTCCCCGGTCCTGTCCCTAGCTTGGTGTTGCCAACCTGGCCGCTAAACAGGTCGTCGGTCGGAAGGTGCGCGTCATAGCTATCCCAAGCCTCCAGCGTGGGCGGCAGCGGGAACAGCTTGGCACCAAGCCCCGCATAAAGCGTGAGGTTTCTGGCTGGAGCATAGACATCAACGCACCCGCCGGACTCTTGGACTAGGTAATGCACGAAGGCGGTTGCTATGATCGCGTCTCCCAATGCCCCGGCGCGGTAAACCGCAGTTGCACCGCCCGTGGCTCTGCCTGGATAGTAGGGCTTGATCTTGTGCGGGCAGGGTATGGAATCGTCCCAGGTCGGTCCCGTCAATTCATCCGGCAGCACATAGGTGTTGCGCGGGAAAAGCATCGAGTCATCGACCTTGTGGATTGAGTTGGTTTGGTTTGTCCAGAGTTTCATGGTGTCCTTTCTATTGTGGCTCGCTTTCGAGTCAAACTATTCCGCCCCCCAATGATGCTCTCTCGCATAGTCAATCGACTTGCGGTTGCACTTCCAGGCATTCGCAATCTGGCGGGTGGTGTAGCCCTGCTCGTATTGGATGCGCCACAAGCCCCAGCGTTTCAGGACCACCTGCTTCGTCCTGTTGCCGCCCCCGCTCTTTCTCTTGCCCTTGACCATCCTTGGCTTGGCGATCTTCAGCGACTCAGGCACCACCAACTCCTTCTCGTCCCTGATCCCGGCCACGATCCTTTCCGCCGCCGTTTCGTTCGACTTGGTCCGCTCGATCCTTCCAATCGTGATCTCGTGGCGCAACTGCTGGATGCTTTGGACTGCGGCGACAAGCCTCGCCTCCAGCACCCTGATGTTGTTCTCGGTTGTTCCTACCCTGTCAGTTAATACCTGCGCTGCTACTTCCTGTGTGTTCACTTCTTATCTCCTTTGTGATGAGTGCCGCCGCGTCAACGTCCGCGATGATTTCGCGAACCTTGTGCGCCTCGGCGTGGTTTATCTTGTCCCTGTAGCTGGCCAAACTCCGACGCACCCGCGCCAGTATGTCGGCCAACCACGCCATACGATCTTCCGACATTACCGACTCCGCATACGGAACCGGCGGCCACCCTTGGGCGGAACCCCGGCAGACCGAAGCGCGATGGCCAGAATCTGCTTTTGCGAGCGCGGCTTCCCGCCAGCCCCGCGAGCCGATCCCTTGCGTTTGTTGTCGGCGCGTAGTTCCCTGATGTTCTTTCCGATGTCTTTTCCGAGTGGCATATTAACCTCCTTGTTTTACGAACCGCCCGGCCAGGAGATCCAGCTCCCAACCGTGTCCATGAAATTTGTCATACAACATCTGGTTCATCACCCAATAAAGCGGAGAGCATTCCGAGTCCATCAACTTGCCTGGATGGCAGTTGTCCATGTCCAAAAACTCCTGAAGTGCCGCCACCTCAAGTCTTGCAATCTGTAAGTAGTTCACGCTGTCTCCTCCCCAACCACGCCGTCGAACGGCTGTTCCTCGGCGTGGAATACCTGTGTTTGTACCTTCAGCCATGTCGGCTTGGCAACATGATTCTTGCCTGTGAACGATGCCTCGGTGAATAAGACGTTGTTGCCGGGAACACAGGCGATCCGTCCATTGGCAAGCTCAATGAAGTGATGCGACTTGGTTTGGCTCGGCTCCAGGCTGTACCCGTCTCCGTAAGGTTCTGCGGTGAACATATAGGCTCCACGCATCCATGCCTGCCTGCCTGCCAGCCACACCTGGCAATCCAGTTCCCGCAGATAGTCGTACTCGATGGTCGTGAAGTTCCATCCGAAACAATCCCAGCGTTGCGCGTCACCCAAGGTCCACGGCTCGCTCGTTCCATTGGTAAACGCCAATGCGTGCAGCGGTAATCCCCTGTAAAGCGCTCCGCACTTGAGCATGACCGTGCAACCCCATGCCCGGTGCGGCACCGAGTACAGCCCAAACCACACGGCATCTTCCCAGCCAGCCTCCTTGCCTTGGGAGCAGAACTGGCGATCCACCATGACGTACTGGTGGCGTGGTAGGTTGGCGGCGAAGGTCATTTGTCCAGCCACATTGCAAGAAGCATTGCGCCCATTGCAAGCAGGATCAGGTCGATGGGTGCTATCTCCATGCTGGCCCCGTGATCCATGCGACCAACGCCCAGCGTGTGCCTAGCAGGGGTGCCTTGGCCTTGTGCTTGATCCAGGTTGGGAAAAAGTTGGCTGATCCTTGGTGTGTGGACTTCTCAACGCCATGCCAATCCGCCTCGACGCACAGACCACCGCCAACGTACTCCTCTGGCCGTGATAAGTTAATAACGCAAGTCAGCTTGCGGTCGCTGCCGTCAAAAGTATCATAGTGGGCAGCAAACCTTTGGAGCGGTCGGTAACGAAGCACTTGCAGGTTTTGCATATCCATGACATCGAAGCGGTAATGCTCCGTGTTGACCTGATCCACCACGGCGGCCAGATAACTGTAGATCCACTGGAAGTGGGCGGCCTTTGGAAGCCAGCAGGAAGCGCAGGTGCGGGTACGGTAATTGACCACTCGTCCATCCTTGGCCATGACCGGCGCACGCTTCATGCCGATGACCTCCGCGTCGCGGATAATCATCTCGCATTGCGAGCGGGTCAGGACTTGCGGGACCGTGACCGCCGTGAGGATCTTTTGCTTGAACGGCTTTTCTTGATTTGTGGTGTGCATTCTTTGTCTCCTTTTGCGAATGCCTCCAACGCCTTTTTAAAGGCGAAGGAAGCCAATTCGTCCCTGTCGTATTTGATGAGATTGAAACCCACATAGGCAAGATGGTCGATGGTTTTCTCATCCATGTCAAAGTCAATCTCGACCATCTTGACCTCGCGCTCTGCAAGAATCTTTATATCTCCCAGTTCCGCCATTGTGATTTCTCCTGTCTTGATTTGTCGATCAGCCAAAGGATGAAACTACCGGCAAACACAAGCAGCATCAGCCCTGCGCCCGCAAGCAGGGCGAACAAAATCATGTGTGCGCCCACCTCACTGAAGAACTTCAAGTATTCCATCATCATGTTTCCTCCTTTTCAGCATCCTGTTCAGGTCGGTCTGGTCGATGTTGGCACCGCCCATCCTGCACCAGAAGAGTACGGTGCCGTCCCTGAAGTCGTCAATCAGATTTCTGATGTTGTCATCGTCCTTGTAACAACAACAGTCCGTAAGGCGCGGGCGCTGTTCGGGCGGTGTCAGTTCGTCCCCGACCAACACCTTGCGGCGCTGGAGCAGGCGCAGGTCGTAGATTGCCCTGATGGCAATCTCGCTTGCAAGAAGCTGCATTCGCTCCTCGTGACTCAGGCGGTTCGCTTCTGCTTTGACCACTTCTTCTTCCTTCCTGAATGGCTGTCCGTCCAAGCCGAATAGGCGTTCCATAACCGTGCTGCGTCCAAGGCGTTCTGCTTGTCGTCAAACACATCGTCGGCTGGTGGCAGGCCGTTGGGCGGCTCGGCTCCCCACAGGCGAGGACCAATCGGGTTCTCCATCGACTCCGTAACCACCCGCCACTTGTCTCCGTGGGGTATGACCTTGACCGGGGTCATCGAATCTCCTCCTCCAGCTTCTTGATATCAGCCTCAATCTGGCCGCGAAGCTTGGCCATGTCGTTGGATTGTCCGGCGTAGTGGATCATCTGGGCATCCATATATCGGTTCAGGCCAAAGTGTTCTTCCACGCTGGTCATGCAGTTGAAGGACGGGTCAAGCTCCTGAAGGTCCAAGTCGCACAGGTGGGCCATGATGTTCATCCAGGTCTGTTCGGCAAAGTGGTTCGGAAACAAGCCGATGGGAGGCTGGGCGAAGATCCCAGGCACCTTGTTTGTGACCACGAAGACCCCGGTGTTGACGTAGAAGCGTGGCTCGATCTTGTATCCGAAAGCCTTGGCCAGTGCCGTCATTCCCGGCTTGCGGTCAAGGTAGGCACCCTCGTCAAAGGCGCAAAACTTCTCGACATCCTTGGAGATGTCAGGGCAATCCAGCGCCACTAAGATGTCAGCATCAAGGAAGGTGACGACCTCGTATCCCTTGGTCGTCATCAGGTGCGGGATGATAAGCTTGCTGTACTGGACAGGGTGCGCCAGCGGCTTCTCGATAGAAATGAAGTCCTGCTCGTGCCTGCGGCAATACTCCTCCATGCGCGGGCGGGTCAGCTTCAAAACCTCCTGCCAATCGTCCCCGAATGCCTGCGTTACGACAACCTTCTTCATTTCCAGATTACTCCCTTATCATCCAGGTCGCTGCTGAGAAGCATCAATTTGTTGTAGAGTGAATAACCATAGCCCAACCTGAGAATTGTTTCGGAAATTGCGTGGCCAAGCCAGTAACAAATCCAGGCTAAGGCCAGCCTCATTTCTTCACATCCTTCAAATCCACCCAAGCTTCGAGCGGCAAGCCCGCTCCAACAAAACAGACCTGCTGCTCCTTCTTCTCCTTTTCATTCATGGCGTACAGCGCCCAGCCGCCGTCAACCTTTTCGCACTTGGTGAACTTCATGCCACCTCGCAAAGCTGTTCGTCGGCTTCCTCCATGAGAAGCTGCTCGGCAAATTCCAGCAGTTCCGGCTCGGGGTTGGCGATGTCTGCGTCACCGTGGCAAACCGTGATGCGCGAGATCG